ATGGATCAAAATATAAATCTAGTGTAATTCCTTGCTCTTGTAAAAAAGGCGTTAAAGCGTCGATGATTATATCCTGCTCGGGGTTAATTCTCATATCCATTGTAAGACTTAACGCGGTGTCTAATTCATCGGCATTATTTCCTAAACCTGCGCTGTCATTTATACCGAATAATCTAGGACTAACAACACCATGCGCTCGCATGATCTTTTGCTCACATTGTGAGTTTATACTTTCCCATTGCTTGTGGCTATCGCTTACCTCTAAAGGTACAATCTCAACCGCTGCTTCCTTCCCATCGTTAAAGGATATAAAAACTTTACCAGCGTTAGAACTGCCAGTCATTCGCTCCCTAATCTTGCGCTCTATCTCTTCTCTTTGTTCTTCGTCTGGAGGTACACCGTTGTTCATGTTAACTATATAACCGTAAGAAAAACCGTTTTTAATATGCGATATATAGAAATTGCTAATCTCCTCCTCTATTTCGCAATACTGCAAAGCACTTTGATACTTAGGTAATGAGTAATAAGATGAACTATCTTGATTATCGTTTATATAAAGTATTTCTGTTTTTCTGCCGTTTGTTGTTCCGTAAGCAGGATAAAATTCTGGTATAGTTTTATTTGTGTTATACCAGTCGTTTGAGTACCAAAACCCTGTAATCTCGTCGTCGTCTTCTACCTTGTTAAAAGCTAATTTTGTGACATCAATAAACTTTGCTTGCTTCGTTCCGTTAACGTTTGTAATAATCTGAAAAGCTGCGTTAAATTGCTTTGAGTATTGTTTAACTACTTTTCGCAAATCCTTCTTAGGAATAGCTGTTAGCATCTTGGCATATTGCATAGGCTGTCTACTTGCATTTCGTGCCATTAATCCGCGTCCAAAAATAAGATTTGCGTAAGCGTTTAGAATCGTGCTATTTGTTGGGCTGCCTATAAAGCGATCTTCTACATACTGAAAGTAAGAATTATTGCGTCCATTTAAAACCCAATCTTTACCGCGTATTTCTTCCACTACTGGCTTAACGTAATTGCTTAAATTTATTATGCTTAAATTATTACTCATATCTCAAAATCTTGTAAGTCTGTTTGTGAAGTAACGTATATCTTTGATCTATATAAAACTTGCGTACTATCATTAATTACTATCGTAAAGCCATCGCCCTCGATCATATTAACGCCGCTTAAATCTAGGTTAATGATTCTGTAACCTAGATTATCGTTTGTCGGTGTTAAGCCTGTTACAGTAACCTCATAGTCTCCATACTCCCTAACAAGCGTATAACTAACGTCTTCTAAATTATACTCTCTAGGGATGTATCTAAAACTGTAAGAAGTAGCATTTGGATTAATTACTTTCATATAGTTATAACGATAAAATTATGAATTTGTTTATTTTGTTGTATATTTGAAAAAAAAGGTTATGAAGAAATGTAAACAGTGTGATCAAGAAAAAAGTATTGATAATTTTTATAAAACAATTAAAAAACAAGATGGTACTCAAAGTTATGATTCAACTTGCAAAGATTGCAGGATTATAAATAAAAAACAATATCAAAAAACAGATCAATATAAAAAATACACAAAAACATACAGAAATAAAAATAAAGAAAACATAAATAAAAACGCAAAAGATTACTACATAAAAAACAAAGACACAGAAGAATATAAAAAAAGAAAAAGTGATTATCAAAAAACAGAAAAAAGTAAAGAATATCAAAAAAAATATTATCAAGAACATAAAAAACCCCTTACAACTAAGTAAAGGGTTTTTAATTTTAAAGTAATATAATATTACGGTGTTATCGGTGTGCCATCTACTAACGCTTCTAAAGCTGTTATAGTAGCTGAATCCATTAACGGTGCAATCTCATTCTCTTGAGCTGATAAAGTCAAGTTGTAACCGTTAAAATCGGCTTTAGCTCCACCAGTTCCGATAGTGCTTCCTGTAGTTTCCATGCCTTCGGTAATACCCACAACATGATAGTTAGAGTTATTATCTCGTATAATCACAACTGGTCTACCAGCTACAATTGAATCTATTTGCGCGTGTGTAAGTACATCTTGTTTCTTTAACACCAAGGTCAAAGTCTGCGTGTTTACTCTCGTGCCGCTTTCTCTACTTCCTATGATAGCTTCATCAAAAGTGTTACCCTCTGCTAGTGTTTCATATTTGAAAACGGTTGTCAATCCTGCCGCTATTGCAGTTACAGCATTATCTGTAACCGTAAACGCTCCGTCAGCTTCTGCAAAATTTGCAAAGTACACCGCTCGAATACCTCCGAGCGTGTCTTTACAAGGTTCTGATCTGCCTTTTGTTACTGCACAACTCATTATACTGCTGCTATTGTTGAAACGTAGTGAATGATTTGCGTAGATTCGTTATATCCTACGCCCGCATTGTAAACCATTTTACCTCTTATTTGTCCTGTCATAAGTCCGATAGAGTCTTCATCTAAAAACTCAAGTCGCATCAAGTCCTCAACCAGTCCAGTAACCATTAAAAGATTCTCTTTTTGATATACAACTATTGTATTATCAGCTAATCCGTTAACTTGTGTTAGCGTGTACTTACCGAATTTAACTTGCTTTTCTTCGGTGTTACCGTCATTAGCGATTCCCTTAGAGATTAAGTAAAAAGAATATGCTTGAAAAACGTCAGCAGAAACCAAAACCTTAACGTCTAAACGTCTTAATGCTCTTGGGATTGCGTTAAGAACTTTCTTTAATTCAGCTTCTACGTTAGATTCTGTAATAGGTGCGCCACCTGCAACTATTCCGTTGTTAGCTTTTATAATTCCTGAATCAGCATTCCATTGTGTTACAAATCCTGCAAAAGAACCCGCTACGTCTGTACCGTTCCATATGTCGTCCTCTACCTTTACAGCTTGTTGAGCTAGTAAATCGGACATCATTCCATTTATAACGTCTGTTGGTTCGTTAGGATTGTATGCACTTGCTCCCATTAAGTCGCCAGTCCATGTAGGTCTAAATTCTTCCTTACATAGTAAGAGGTCATTTTTAAACTTCTTAGGTATGATAACTTTTTCTGATAAAGTAACCGATCCCGCTGGTGCAAAACCACAAGTATAGTCCACAGTGCCTAATGCGCTTTCTAATTTTTTAAGGTTATACTTAAAATTAACATCTGCGACGATGTCAATCAATCCTAATCTTAAAGTATCCTCTTCTTTAAATGCTTTTAAGAAATATTCGCCTGCTGCTTTACCTGCGTAGTTACTTGCTACTGTTATTGTTGTTGCCATCTTTTAGTTGTTATTTTGAAAATGTGCGAATAGTCGCTCTTGTTTAGTTTTTAGCAAGCTCAAGTCGATCTTTTGCTCTGCCTTTTTAATTGTTACTTTAGTTGTTGCGGGTGTCTTTCCGAACTCTACTATTTGAGCTTTTAACGCCACATTGTCCGCCTTAATAGATGCTAGTTCAGTTTTTAAACTTTCGCTATTTGCTTTCAATTCTTTAAGACCCAAAGCTTTATCTAGCATCTCAACAAATTTTTCCATTTCTGCATCTGCTAATTCAGCAGGTACTTCTTCAACTGCTTCTGCGTCTTTAATTTCAGCAGTTATTCCCTCTTCGGATATAACCAAAGTTTGTCCGCTTTCTAGCACATATTCTCCTACTGGCAAAGGCACTCTTTCGCCTTCGTTTTCGATAAAAACAGCTACGCCTGACTCTAGCGTTTCGCCCTCATACATAACCTCTACACCGTCGGCAGTAGTTACGCTTTCTAATTTTACGGCTGTTTCCAGCTCATCTTCGTTGGCAAAAGTTGCGATGTAAGCCGCTAACTTTGTCCAATTACTAGACTTCTTTGTTTCACTCATATTTACCTTTTTAGTAATTTCATTTAAATTGAACATAGCGTCTATACTAAAGCCTAGTATCTCTCCGTTCTTTGCCTTCTCCCATGTAGCGTCATCATGTACTTTCATCATAACCGCCCAACTTCCAACTGGCTCTTTAAAGCCATATTTACGGCTCTTGTCGTTAACATCATCTTCAACTATCCAAGACTCCACAACGCTAACAGCCTCACTACCTAAATCAATTTCATGCTCTAGGGTGCTGTTGTTTGTGTTACCGCGTTTTACAAAGTCGTGTGCTGCTTGTTCTACGGTTTTAGAAGAAAAAATAATGTTATATTCCCCGCTCATGTCCTTTCGGTAGATCGGTTTATTTGGAATTAAAGCAATACCCATTAATATTCTACGTTCAGCGTCTACTGTGGCAAGCTTTATAGATTGATTCTCGCTTAATGTTATCCAGTTGCTTTGCATTGCTGGATTTTTCACTACTGACAAGGCATAAATACCCTCGTTTTCTAATGGATTATACTCAACGTTGTATAGCTTCATATAGTTATAACGATAATTTATGGAAAGTGTTTAATTAATAGATAAAAAATATTAGTATATTCTTTTAATAGTTGTATATTTGTAGTATCCTACATTCTAAAGGTTGTTAATTTACTTCGGTTAATTTTCAACAGCTTGCTATAACGGAACTTAGTAAGTAAACCCCATCGACGGACTGATGGGGTTTTTTTATTATCCAAAACTAGCCTGTGATCTTGTTGCTCTATCTGCTGACTGTTGAGTCGTTACGTCTTGACTAACTACAAAGGCTCTTACTGGTGCTGTCTCTTGCTCGTCTATTCCTGTCTGTAATTGGTTTACATTTGACCTTCCAGTGAGGTTAAACGCTGGGGATGATTGTTGAGAAGAACCTCCTACTGCACCACCTCCACCACTTTGACCCGCTACTTTTACAGCAAGTATTTGCTTAACGTTTGCAAGTCCTGCCGCTACCGATGCTGCTGCCGCTACAAATCCTCTTACTGGACTGGTAGGATCGCCAGGAATTAATTGACTAGCATATGCTGTGGTGGCACTTTGATAAGTTGCTGCTAGAGTAGTTGCAACCGCCAAAGCCTTACCCGCTGCCGTTTGTTTTCCTGCAAGAACTTCGGCACTTTGAGCAATTGATCCTAAATTATTTAGTGCTTCAAATTTAGCTTTTGTTTTTAATTCTTCTAAAGCTATTTCAGCGGCTGCGTTTTCCTTGTCTTTTGCTGCCTTATCATTTGCCGCTTTGTCATCTATTACTTTTTGCTCCTCTATTCTTTGTAGTCTTAGGTCTTGTAATTTAAGAGCAAACGATTCTTCCAGTTGTAAAAGTGCATCTTGCTTTTCTAGCTCAGTACCTACTAAAGCCTCTAATTCTTCTTCTGCTCTAGTCTTTTCAAGCTCTAGTTTTTCCTCTAATGTTTTAGCCTCTGAATCTCTTTGACTTTCTGCAAATTTTTCAGCAAGTTTATCAATTTTTTCTAATCGCTTTAAGTCTTCATCGTCTTTCTTTTTTTGCGCTGCTTCCTCTGCTTTTAAAAGGTCTGCGGTTTCTTTTGCCGCTGC